CCTTTTCTTTTATAAACGCCCTGATTCTTAGGCAGGATTTAATTTATGAACAAGCGAGGAAGACGGTCAGCCGCGTCGCTTGAGATAGCAGCCATCAACGCCGGCGGTATGGCAAGTGCTCCACGAGCCAAGCCGCCAGCTGATTTGACGAAAGAGCAGGCAGCTGAATGGCTGCTTATCATCAACCGGTTGCCAGCCGACTGGTTCCAGGTAGAGACCCTCCCGTTGTTGGCAGCCTACTGCCGGCACATCGTCCAGGCACGCCGGGTCGCGAGTCTGATACAGGCTGCCGAGACATCGGACGAGTTTGACATTCACGAATACGACAAGCTGCTCAAGATGCAGGAACGTGAGTCAAGGGCCTTGGCTACGCTGAGTGTGAAGATGCGCCTATCTCAGTCCACAACCTACGACAAGTCGAAGAAGAAACCAGTCCAAACACGGAAGCCGTGGGAACTTGAGGGCTGACCGGAACATCGCGTGGATAGAGGAGCACTGCCGGATTCCGGAGGGGCCGGACGTCGGCAAGCGTGTGGTGCTCCGTGGGTGGCAGCGTCGAGACCTCCGCCGCATCTACGACAACCCGGCAGGAACACGTCGCGCAATACTGTCCTTTGGCCGCAAGAACGCGAAGACGGCCTTGTCAGCGTTCCTGTTGCTGCTCCACTTGTGTGGTCCCGAGGCTCGAGCGAACAGTCAGCTGTACAGCACAGCCAAGTCCCGTGACCAAGCTGCCGTCTTGTTTAGCCTGGCGGCGAAGTCCGTGCGGATGTCTGATTCGTTGGTCGACCACATCACGGTACGTGACACGGCTAAGCAGCTTGTGTGTCATGAACTGGGCACGGTCTACCGGGCGCTGTCCGCCGAGGCATCCACGGCGCATGGCCTGTCGCCTGTGTTCATCGTCCACGATGAGCTCGGGCAGGTGCGTGGTCCGCGCTCGGAGTTATACGAAGCACTGGAGACCGCCACCGGCGCCCAGGACCGTCCGCTGTCCCTCGTCATCTCCACGCAGGCGCCGAATGACAACGACTTGTTGTCCATTCTCATTGACGACGCCAAAGCCGGACACGATGACCGGGTGGTACTCAGCCTCTACGAGGCGCCAATGGATGACGACCCGTTCGAGGCCGACACGATTGCCAAGGCAAACCCGGCGTTCGGGGACTTTCAAAACGCTGAGGAAGTTCTATCGATGGCGGACGATGCCCGGCGCATGCCGGCAAGGGAGGCCGAATACAGAAACCTCATTTTGAACCAGCGCGTCGAAGCTAGTAACCCGTTCATCTCGCAAACTATCTGGGGCGAGAACGCCATGCAGCCGGCGGAGGACTGGGCATCCGCTGTGGTCTATGCCGGGTTGGACTTGTCCGAGGCCAGTGACTTGACGGCGTTTGTGTTGGTCGCTGTTATCGATGGCGACTTACACGTTCGTCCGACGTTCTGGCTGCCCGAGGAAGGCCTGGCTGCACGGGGTCGACGTGACCGTGTGCCGTATGACCAGTGGGTCGAGGAAGGCTACATCGAGACCACGCCAGGGCGGTCCATCCAGTACGAGTTCGTCGCTGCCAGCATCGCCCATCAATTTGAAGTAACGAACCTTCGCCGGGTGGCCTTCGACCGGTGGAACATTCGGCACCTCAAGCCGTGGCTCATGAAGTCCGGGCTGTCCGAGGGCTTCATTGATGACCACTTCGAGGAGTTCGGCCAAGGGTTCCAGAGCATGAGTCCGGCGCTGCGTGAGCTTGAGACGGTGCTACTTGACCGTCGCGTGTGCCACGGTGCCCACCCAGTGCTGACGATGTGTGCGGCGAATTCTGTTATAACCCGAGATGCGGCGGGCAACCGTAAGCTGGACAAGAAGAAATCCACCGGACGTATCGACGGCATGGTTTCGCTCGCAATGGCCGCGTCCCTGGCAGCTGCCGATATGAACCAGACCGAGGTCTACGTGGAAGAAAGGATATTAGCACTGTGAATTTCTTTGGCCTGGAGATTAGTCGCAAGGCGCGCACGCTGACGATTGACCAAATAATCAATCGGCTGGCTGCGCTTCACGAGACTACGTCCGGCATCGCGGTGACTCCCGAGAACTGCATGGAGTCGCCAACCGTTCATGCTGTAGTGACGGCGGTCTCCAGACGCATTGCGACGCTTCCGGTGCATGTAATCAGGCAGCGTACATCGGATGGCCGGACGGTTAAAGAAAAGCAGCCGAACCATCCTGTCGAAGCCCTGCTCAACAATCCGAACAGCTGGCAGAACCGGGTCACGTATTGGCTCGACGCCGTGTCCTGGCTGCTGCGTCACGGTAACCATTACGCGTTCATGGCACAGGGTGGTACTGGGCCGGTGCGGCGTCTCGAATCCATCCCCGCCGGTCACGTGCAGCCGTTACAAGACGATGAATTGAACGTGCTATATCGTGTGCAGCTAGCCGGTGGTGCTACACAGGATATGACACCGCAAGAGATACACCACGTGCGTGGCCCGGCTCGCAACGGCATCGCCGGGGATTCCCCGGTAACGGACGTCCGTGAGTCCATCGCGTTAGAGATAGCTGCCGAACGGTTCGGCGGTTCCCTGTTTGGCAACGGTGCGATGCCTGGCATTGTGTTCGCCTTCGCCGATGGCTTCGCGGGCTTTCGCAGTGACGCCGAGCGCAACCAGTTTGCCGAGGACTTCCACGAGAAGTTCGGACGCAGCCGGCGCTTTCGTTCTCTGGTCCTTCCCAAGGGCATGAAGATTGAAGATTCCGTCCCGGTGGAGAATGACAAGGCACAGTTCCTTGAGACACGGAAGTATCAGCGCACGGTGATTGCCGGCGCGTTCGGTGTTCCGCCGCATTTGGTCGGTGACCTGGAACGTGGCACGTTCAACAACGTCGAGCAGCAGAGTATAGAGTTTGTCCTGGGGGTGGTCCTTCCCTACGTTAGGATGTTCGAGGCAGCTATGGAACGTGACCTGCTGTCCGAACAGGACCGACGTGCGGGCATCAAGATACGGTTCAACCTGGACGGTGCCTTGCGCGGTGACTTCAAGACGCGGCAAGAAGGGTTGAAGATTCAGCGTGAGGCTGGGGTCATCAATCCGAACGAATGGCGCGAGGCGGAGAACATGAACCCCATTGATGACGACGACGGCGGCGAGACGTACTGGCGGGAAGGCCCATCGGGGCAAGGTTTAACCTCGGACGATGACGGCTCCGACGGCTCCGAGAACTGAGAGACACTACGATGCAGACAAACCACATCAGCATATCTCTGGACGTGAAGAACTTGGCGTCGCGTGAGTTCTCCGGCCTCGGTTCCGTGTTCCGCAACGTGGACCTTGGCGGCGACATCGTCGTGCCTGGCGCGTTCAAACGGTCATTAGCCGAGCACAAGTCCAGCGGCAGCTTGCCGCCCATGTTCTGGATGCACAACCCGGCACAGGTGCCCGGCGTGTGGAAAGAAATGCGCGAAGAAAATGACGGCCTGTTCGTCAAGGGTGAGCTTGTGGATACGCCACTTGGCAACGAGATGCGGACGCTGCTTCAGCACAAGGCCGTCCGAGGCATGAGCATTGGCTACAAGGCCAATGACATCGACTTCGATGAGGATGGCAACCGTCTGTTGAAGGACCTGGACCTGTGGGAGGTCTCGATTGTCAGCCTTGCAATGAACCCGCTGGCACAAGTAACAGCGGCTAAGTCACGGCTCTCCGTGCACGGAGAGTACATACCCACGCATCGCGAGTTTGAACGCATCTTGCGGGACGCCGGATGCAGTCGCAAAGTAGCGATGCAGATTGTGTCGGCTGTTGCCGACGCTGAAGACGATATCGACCACGAGTTGAGCGGGACGCCCAACTCCCTGCGGGATGCCGGTGCTGTCGATGAGGAGCAAATGAAGGCGGTTGCGGATGCACTGTCACGTCATGTTGACGTCATGGTGTCCGGAATCTTCCGTCTCTAATACAGCACATCACAGAACCGAGGTAACTCAAATGAGTTGGCAGAAAATTGCAGAATCGATTGACGCCCAGGCAACGGCGTTCGAGGAGTTCAAGAACACCAACGATGCCCGCATCGAGGCTATCGAGAAGGGTGACACGGTCAAGGCGGGCGAGCTTAACGAGAAGCTTGGCCGTATCGAGGTCGACCTGAAGAAGTTCGCCGAACTGAAGATGGAACTCGGCACGGAGATGGAATACCAGCGCGATCGCATCGAGGAGCTGGAGTCCAGAAGCAAGAGCCCAGGCAAGACGGCTGAGGACAAGCTCAAGGACGAGTACAACGACGCGTTCGAGAACTGGATTCGGAACAAGGGACAGAGCCCGAACGATGAGCAGCGGCTTCAAGACTTGAGCCGCAAGGCCATCGAGATGAAAGCCGTGTCGATTGCTACCGGTGCAGCCGGTGGCTTCGCGGTGCCGGAACAGATTGGCACCGAGATTGCGCGGCTCGAGAAAAAGTTCTCCCCGGTGCGTGACTTGGTCAAGGTGGTCGCAGTCGGGACGTCGGACTACAAGGAACTGGTGAACATTCGCGGCGGCAGTTCCGGGTGGGTCGGTGAAGCCGGTACCCGGTCGGAGACGAACACACCGCAGCTGCGCGAGGCAGCCCCGACGTTCGGCGAGCTCTACGCTTACCCGCAAGCGTCGGAATGGTCTCTGGACGATGTGTTCTTCAACGTCGAACAGTGGCTTGCCGAGGAAGTGGCGCAGGAGTTTGCACTTCAGGAAGGCAGCGCGGTCATCAGTGGCGACGGGACGTCCAAGCCCACCGGCATGGTCAACAGTGCACCGACGGAGGTGGCGGACTTCAACTCTCCGCTACGTGCTGCCGCAGTGTACGAGTTCATTGCGAGCCTCGGGGACGACTCCCCGGTGGTGGCCGAGGTCCAGGCCGATTCGCTCATCTCGCTTGTCTACAAGCTGAACAGCATGTACCGGGCAAACGGCACGTTCGTGATGAACTCAAACACCACGGCGGCGGTACGCAAGCTCAAGGACACGCAGAACCAGTACCTGTGGCAGCCTGGGCTTGCCGGTGGTGAGCCTGACCGGTTGCTCGGGTACGACCATCGCACCTGGGAACAGCTGGACGACATCGGGACCAACAACCTCCCGATCGCGTTCGGTGACTTCCGCAAGGGCTACGTGCTCGCAGACCGGGTAGGCCTGCGTATCACGCGCGACAACGTCACCAACGTCGGCTTTGTTCGGTTCTACATTCGCCGCCGCGAGGGTGGCACCGTGTTGAACAACGACGCCATCAAGTGGATCAAGACCACCATCGCGTAGTCACAATCTGAAGGGAGGAACCGGGGCCGGCTCACGGGCTGGCCCCGGTACGGCATGAAGCATCGAATTGAATTGCTTTCTGTGTTCCGCGACGTGCGGCGTATTTGGTACCCCGGCGTCTACCGGATTCCGGAAGATATGAGCGATGACCTGGCACAGGACCTTCTGCTGAACGAGTTGGCTATCAAGGTCGGCCCGCGTATCGAGAAGAAGGTAATCCAGGTCGACCCTTCGCCAGCCCCTGGCCTCCAGTCCCGAGAATCTGGCCAGGGGAAACCGTCGCAATCATCGCTAGCGGGCCGTCGCTCACCGGCGAGCAGGTCGAGTACGTCAAAGGCAAAGCGCGAACGGCCGTAATTAACACCACCTACCGGCTCGCCCCGTGGGCTGACCTTCTGTATGGCTGCGACGCCACGTGGTGGGAAGTGGAACGTCCCACGTTTGCCGGTCTCAAGGTGTCACAGGATGATGTCGGCAACGGTGTGCAACACATCGAGAGCCGGGACCGGCCGGGGTTGTCCTTTGACCCGATGTACATACACCAGGGCTGCAACAGTACGTTTCAGGCTTTGAACCTTGTCATGCTGATGGGTGCTTCCCGTGTTGTGTTGTTGGGCTGTGATATGGGGGCCTCGCCCGAGGGGCGCGTCCATTGGCACGGTGACCATCCCAAGGGGCTGAACAATCCGCAGCAACGTAACTTCGACAACTGGGTGGCGGCGTTCGCGGGTGCTGTCGAAGACCTCGCGGACGCCGACGTGGAGGTAATCAACTGCACGCCTACCAGCGCGCTTCATTGTTTCCCCAAGCACCAACTAGAGGGCATCTTGTGACAACCATCATGGACACGGTGCGAGCTGCCGAGCAGGCCAAGTACGACGTAGCGTACAAGCTGCCTAACTACAGAATGGGCGACCGTCGCATGGTGGATGCCATCAAGGACCTTCGCGACCTTCCATGCCGGGGCACCTATCTCGATGTCGGGTGCGGCCGGGGTGAGATGCTGATACATGCTCGCGAGCTTGGCTTCACAAGTTACAAGGGTACGGAGGTGGTGGCGGACCTCATTGACGGCAGCACCGTGGTCGAAGCCCAAGGCCATGACTTGCCGTTCCCGGATGATGCGTTCGACGTCGTTAGCCTGTTTGACGTCATCGAACATTTGCCACCGGGAGATGATGAGCTTGTGTGCCGTGAGTTACACCGCGTCGCGCGGCGCCATGTTGTGCTGACAGCGAACAATCGTCCCTCGCGTCTGCCGTCTGGCGAAGACCTCCATATCAACATTCGGGCGTATGACGAATGGGACCGGATGTTCCGCCGGTGGTTTGATGGGGCCTTGATTACGTGGCTCAGTGAGCAGCGTCAGTATGTGTCCGAGGGCTGGCGGGTGGATGTGTGATGCGAGCCGCTGTGGTCATGTCGCCGGGTATGGCTCATCACAAGCGTTGGTGTGGTGCGATGGCCGCCGGGCTCGAGCGGCACGGCATAGACGTAGAACTACGTACAAGCGCGCCCGGCTCTGGGGGTGACTTTGCCGTGTGCTGGGGGTGGCGTGCTGGGGCTGAACTACGCCGTGCCGGGCTACCGGTCCTGGTCATGGAGGCCGGGCACCTACCTAACCGGCTGGAATGGGCCTCGTGTGGCTGGAATGGCCTGGGACGCCACGGAACGTATCCGAGGGCTCAGGACAGGGGCGAACGGTGGGAACGTCACTGGGGCCATTGTGTGAAGCCCTGGCGCGTATCTGGGGGCTATACGCTGGTACTGGGGCAGTGTGTAGGGGACGCCGCCCTAGCTGGCTTGCGTCTCCCGTACAACCTGTGGCTTGAGGCGCTGGTTGAGGAGTTGGTGGCCCTTGGTCATCGGGTGATGTTTCGGCCTCATCCCTTGGCACGGGGTTCGTTCTGCCCCGGCAAGGCCGAACGTGCCGGTGTACATTCCCTGGTGAGCGATTTGTCTGGAGCGGGCATGGCTGTGACACACAATTCCACGGCAGCCGTTGAGGCTGTTCTTTACGGTGTGCCGACTGTTACCCTGGACGAGGGTGCTATGGCGTGGCCGGTGTCGACTCATGACGTGGCCTTCCCGGTTGAGTACCCAGACCGAGCCGCTTGGTGCACAGACCTTGCGTGGTCTCAGTTCACGGAGAACGAGGTGGAAAGTGGGGCAGCGTGGGATAACATCTGGCACGCGATGCCTACAAGCAACGGGACCGAATTGAGGAGCATGAATTATGGCTGACGGAGTATGCAACATTGCCAAAGGCCGCGCGAAAGAATACTACGATCGCGTGAAGTCCAACGACCCAACCGGCAGCGTTCTTACGCTGATTCTTTTCACTGGTACGGAAGCCGATGACGACATCGAGGCGTTCGACGACATCGCCGCGTTGTTGGCTGGGACGCTTGCGCGGCCGACGGATGGCAGCTACGTGGACAAGGACCTCACTGACGTAGACCTTGCGGCCACACCGGCGCCGGATGACAGCGCGGACGACAATTCGTACACGCTGCCGAACACCACGTGGACGGCGCTGGCTGGCGGCGAGAGCATTACACGCATGGTGGTCTGCTACGATGACACTGGCGCCAGTGCGGACGCGGCGCTGATTCCGTTGACGTTCCACGACTTCGTGCTGACGTCGAACGGCAGCGACGTGACAGCGCAGTTCGGAGCGGACGTATTCACCGCAGCATAGGCGCCCCCTCGCGCCTGGGAGTCTCTTATGTTCGATCGCGGGGATCCGGCTGATCTCTTGTCGTTGCAGACCGAGGTGACGACTGATCCGATCGCTATGGGCTATGACGCGTCGGGACCGACGCAACCGCTATTGAAGCTCTTGAATGACGCCGCATTAAACGTCGGCGGTGATACTGCCGGACGGCTGTTTGACGTGGAGTCGATGATGGACGCGTATGATCCGCAGGACCTCGACGCCCAGCAGGCACCGCCCGGGCTTGCCAACTATGTTCATACTCTGGTCGAGGTGTTCGGCTCTGGGATTGAGATCGCGCAGTACAAGGCGCAATTCCGGGCACTGTTCGCCCTGATCCCTAATTCCACTACTGTGTCGGCACTTGACGCGCAAACGGTGGCGTTATCGCGTGCCGAGGTGCTTTTCGGTCAGGGAACTGTGATCAGCCGCGAGGACTGGACGGCGGCGAGGGATAGCTGATGGCGACACTGAATACCAGTTACCAAGCGATTGCTACCGCGATCGCGATCACGTCGGCGGATGGGAATAACGACGACACATGGTGCAGTAGCGCACTGGTGGATAATCAGGTAAACCTTTATATCGATGCGCTGGTGGGCGGATCGATTCAGGCGGGAACCCTCGCCGCGGCGGGGCAGATCGACATTTACGTGGCGGGTTCATGGGACGGCGTTGACTTCACGGCTGGCGTCGACGCGGGGGACGCGGACATTACATGGGGGACCACCGGCAGCACCCATGTCGATGGATATCGTCAGTTGCGCCTGCTGGGCATTGCGAATACTGCCGCGACCGACGACAACACCGATATATTGTTTGGTCCGTTTTCGGTCGCGGCGGCGTTTAGCGGGCAGATGCCTCTCGAGTGGTGCGTGGTAATCCACAACAACACAGGCGCGGCGTTTCATGGCACGGGGACAAACAATCACCTGGAGTACACCGGCATAGAGTTGGATTCGGTGTGAGCGCGCCTGATGCGCCCCTCTCGCACGCGAAGCAATAATTCCAACCTCGCGCCTGCCTGGCCGTACGCGGTCGATCGTCAGCATCCGCTGGCCGAAGGGCTGGTTGGCTTCTGGTTGTTCGGTGGTAACTACTGCATCGACGCTGTTACCGGGCGGTCGATGCTCGCGCGCGCCGGGGTCGTTCAGAACCAGCCGAAACGGCACAAGCACACAGATTCCTTTGTTTACTGGTCGCCGGGCGCGGTGGATACCGGCGGCTGGTACTGGCCTAGCGTCACCGCGAGCGACCCCTGGTCCCTGTCGGGCTTGTCCAGTGCGACATGGGCGTTCCGGGCGTATTTTGATGAGACGGGACACAATGAGAATTTTATCCGCATCCTGGACAAGTCAACCGCCGGCAGTGGCGGCGGCGGGTATACGGTCTATGAGACGGCTAATCGCGTGGTGTGCCGGTTTGACGGCGACGCCAACCAGTTCGATGCCGATAACCAGTTCGCGGAGGAATGGCGCGATTACGTCGTCACCAGATCCGGGACCACCGGCACGATTTACGTCGACGGCGTTGATCAGACTTCCGATTCGGTAACGGACGTTGCCACATTCCCGACCACGACGGCGGATCTGGCGATCGGTCTCGCCGCGCCGTCGTGGGCTGCGCAGGAAAAAACCTGGGACGGTGGGATCGCTTATGTAGGCATGTGGGCGGATCGGGTGCTCGACGCCCGCGAGAGTGCTTATCTGAGGGATAATCCTTTCGGCTTTGTTTACGGTGTGCGGCCACCGCTTTACTCGTTGCCTGTGGCCGGCGGTGGCCAGTCAATAGCCGTCACCGGCGCCACGGAAACGGACACGGCTGCTGCTGTCACGGTCTCCCTCGGTACGCTCACCGTCTCCGTCGGCGCCGTTACCGAGACGGACACTGCGTCGGCTGTCACGGTTAGTCTCGGCACTCTCGATGTGGTCCCCGGTGTAGCCACCGAGACGGACACCGCCTTCGCTGCCACCGTCTCCCTCGGCACGCTCACCGTCGCCGTCACCGGCGCCAGTGAGACGGACACCGCGTCGGCTGTCACGGTGGACCAGGGCGGGCAGAACATCGCCGTCACTGGCGCGAGTGAGACCGATACCGCCTTCGGCGCCACCGTCTCCCTCGGTACGCTCACGGTCTCCGTCGGCGCCGTTACCGAAACGGACACCGCGTCGGCTGTCACGGTAGGTCTCGGTACTCTCACCGTGGCCGTCACTGGCGCCACGGAGACGGACACGGCCTTCGGCGCCACCGTCTCCCTCGGTACCCTCACCGTGGCCGTCACTGGCGCGACCGAGACGGACACGGCGTCGGCTGTCACGGTAGGTCTCGGGGCTCTTACCGTCTCCGTCACCGGGGCGACCGAGACCGATACCGCAGCCAGCGTCACGGTGGACCAGGGCGGGCAGTTCGTTGCTGTTGGTGCCGTTACCGAGACCGACACGGCAGCCAGCGTCACGGTGGGTCTTGGTACTCTCACCGTCGCCGTCACTGGTGCCACGGAGACGGACACCGCCTCGGCGGTCACGGTGGACCAGGGCGGGCAGTTCGTTGCTGTTGGTGCCGTCACCGAGACGGACACCGCTGCTGCTGTCACCGTCTCCCTCGGTACGCTCACCGTCTCCGCCGGTGGAGTTACCGAGACGGACACCGCCTCGGCTGTCACGGTCTCTCTTGGTGCCCTCACGGTCGCTGTCACCGGGGCGACGGAGACGGACACGGCCTCCGCTGTCACGGTGGGTCAAGGTGACGTCGTCGTTGTCACTGGCGCGACCGAGACGGACACCGCCTTCGCCGTCACTATCAGCCTCGGTACTCTCACCGTGGCCGTCACTGGCGCCACGGAGACGGACACGGCGTCACCCGTGGTGGTGTTTAACCCCGGATTGCTGCAGCCAGGCGAAGCCGCTTTCGCGGGTACCATAAGCGGCGCTGTGGAAACCTGTGCCGTTCGCGGCGCCGTCATGAGTTAGGAGTAGCCATGCCCACCATTGCACGCGACATTGATGACCGGGAACGGTTCACGGTGACGTTTACCGATATCAACGGGGCGGCGGCTGACCCGACGACGGTGACAATCAAGGTACGCCCACCGGACGGTGCCACGGTAACGGCTGTGAACACGGACAGCCCCGTGCTTGTCACCAACTCCGGTGTAGGCGTCTACTACTACGACTACACGTACAGCCAAGAAGGGCGCCACTTCATCGAGTGGTCCGGCGGCGGCGCCTTAGTGGCTGCGGTTTCTTCCGAACGATGGGTGAGGCGGTCTAATGTCACTTGAGCTTGTAACTGCACCAGCTGTCGAGCCGCTGTCCCTCGTGGAGGCTCGAGACCACATCCGCGCGTCCGAATGCACCGACGGCATCGAGGACGCGGCCATCGAGGGTCTTATTGCGGCAGCTCGGGAAGTGCTGGACGGGCGGGACGGTTATCTCGGGCGGCAGATGATAACGGCCACGTGGGACCTGTTTCTAGACGAGTTCCCGGTGGTGGATTTCATCCGGTTGCCACTGCCTCCGATTCAGTCCATTACCTCGATTAGCTACGTGGATGTGGACGGCAACACGCAGACGTTCGACGCGAGCAACTATGCGTTAAGCGCGGACAAGACGTGGCGCCCTCGGGTGGACCTTGCCTATAACTCGTCTTGGCCTGGAACCCGTGACATACGCGACGCCGTGACTATTCGGTTCGTTGCCGGGTACGGATTACAAGCTGCCGTGCCGGCTCCACTACGCCAGGCAATGCTGCTGCTTATTGGCAACTGGTACGAGAACCGAGAGCATACCGTCATCGGTACCATCGTCAGTGAGCTGCCTATGGGTGTGAACGCGTTGCTGTCACCGTATCGGGTCATCGAGCTTTCATGAGGATTCGAGCAGGCAGACTGCGGCGCCGTTTGCATCTCCAGCAAACAAACCAAACACGCACAGCGTCCGGTGGCTATACGGATGTGTGGACGACAACGGCCACGGTGTGGGGTTCCATCGAGCCCTTGCGTGGCCGTGAGTACTTCGAGAACGCCCAGGTGCAAGGGCAGACCACGCATCGTATCGTTATCCGGTATCAATCGTCTGTTGATTCCAGCTATCGTGTGGTGGATGCCTGTGACAGCCGCGTGTTCAACATAGTGGGCGGACCCATCAACCCGAACGATCGCAACGTGCTGCTCGAACTCATGGTCAAGGAACAAGACACATGACGCTAGCCGTAGATATCAAAGTCCTGGGCGTGCCGGAACTGGAGAAGGAATTAAAGCGGCTAGAGGCTCGAGTCCAGCGGACTATTGTCCGGTCAGCCTTACGCAAGAGTGCCAAGCGTGTGCGTGGCTACGTTGTCGAGAACCTGTCTAATGACAAGGTAAACGTGCGAACCGGAAGGCTACGCCAGGCGTTTCAAGAGACGTCTATCCGTGGGTCTTCGCGCCGAGGCTTTATCCGTCTCGGTATTGCCTTTCCGGAACGTGAAGCGTTAGGCATCGGGCCGTTTGATAAGTACTACTACCCGACGGCGGTGGAGTATGGCCACGGTGAGGTCCGGGCCTATCCCTACATGCGGCCGGCCGTGGATGAGCACCGCAGCCTTGAGGTGCTTCTCATCGGTCGCGACATTGGCAGGGCCATTGAAAAGAAGGCGGGGCGATGAGTATCGAGACCGCCATCTATACATACCTCGGAGGCATCGGGGCTGTGACGGCGTTGGTGTCGTCGCGTATCTATCCTGTCCAGGCTCCGCAAGGGTCCGTGCTGCCGTACGTCATACAGACACGTGTCAGCACTAGGCGTTCGCCGGGCATCTCACGCCCGAGCGGTATGGTCCGGGCACGGATGCAGCTAGATGCCTACGCTGCCACACCGGATGGCGCCCAGGCTGTGGCCGACGTTCTGCGTGATAACTTGGACGGGTGGCGTGGCGCCACGATGGGCGCGGAGTATGTTGTCAGTGTCAATCTCGATGACGAGGATGTAGGCTTTACGCCGCCGAGCGATGGCGGTGACCCTGGTGTGTATCGTATATCGGCAGACTACATTTTCCTGTTCGGCGAGACTGGCACGGCTGTCTAGCGTTTGGCTTCTTTACTCAATACGCCCGTCGCAGCGGGTCCGCTTCTGGAGATTTGAACGATGGCACTACCTACAACTATCAGTTCCCAAGGTGCAACGATTGGCTTCGGCACGCAGACGTACACGGCGGAGGTACTAACGTTCGCGCCGCTCGCCGGTGCTACGTTGCCGGCAAAGGACGTGACGAACCTCGCTACCACGGGAGCGCGACAGTTCAAGCCAGGCACTCTCATCAATTACGAGACGATGTCCATGACCGTCTTGTTCGATGGCGTGCGGCCGGTCATGGGCGTCGCTGAGACCATCACGATCACGTTCAACGACGGCAACAGCCCGAACCCGACCATCATCGGGACAGGCTTTGTGGAGGGGTTCAGCGTGGACGCCTCGGGTGGTGATGAGGACGAGACCACTGCCGAGCTCACTATCCGTTGGGACGGTGACACAGCGCCCGCGTTCGCATGAGCAAGGCCGCCTTCCTGGAGCGGCGCGTGGTGTCTTTGTCACACCAGGACAAGACGTATCACGTGCGGCCGCTCACTGGGCTACAGCTTGAGACCTTTCTAGGCACGGAACGTGACGAGGAACTTGATGGCGTGAACGCCTTGTCCCGAGTCTGCTGCTACTGTGCGTGCGACCAACACGGCACGCGGCTGTGGGATGATAGTGACGTCGAACTGATTCGCCGCGAGGTGGACTTCGACGTGGTCAAGGTTGTAGCCGAGAAGGCACTGGAGGTATCGGGACTCGGGGACTCGGTGGGAAACGGTTAAGGGGGCGCCCGTTCCGCATGTTCTTGCACCACCTCGGCGCGATGGTGGGCGAGGCGGATACCGACAAGCTGGCGTCCCTTCCAATGGACGTACTGATGGACTGGCAGGCATACATAAGCGCAAGGAACGACGACGGTGACAAGGGGCAGATGAATCCTTCGTCAGCGTTAGAGTTCTTCCGCACGGCTTACGGGCAGAAGTAGATGGCACGCACGGTAGCGTCATTGTCGGTTAGCATCACAGCCAGCACCCGAGGGCTGATGCGGGGGCTGCGTGGTGCTAGCCAGATAGTCGGCAAGTTCCGTTCCGACGTTGTGCGGCTGGGTACCCGGTTAGCCAAGCTGGGCACAGGACTGGCCACGATAGGCGCCGGCGCTGTCGGCTTCGGTTTGGCACGGACCATCAAGAGCCTGTCCGACCTTGCCAAGACCAGTGACAAGCTGTCGATTGAACCAACGCCGCTGATTGCGTTGCGTGATGCAGCCCAGGAGTCTGGGGTCCAGGTCCGTGTATTCGATATGGCTATGCAGCGTATGCTGCGGCGTGTACAGGAAGCGAGTCGGGGAACGGGTGAAGCTAAGGACACGCTGAAAGACCTGGGACTGAACGCGCGGCTGTTGGCAAAGCAGAAGCCAGAAGAACAATTCGTTGCCATAGCCAAGGCGATGGACCAGGCATCGGAAGACGGCTTGGACTTGTCTCGTGCCATGAAGCTGTTCGACTCCGAGGGCGTGAAGGTCATCAACACCTTGCGCCTGATAAATGAGAAGGGCTTGGACAGCTTTATCGATGGCGTACGCAGGTCCGGTCGCGAGGTATCGCGTGCGCAGCTTGACCCGGCGGAAAGTGTCGAGGACCGAATCAAGCGGCTAACCGACAACATTACCGGGTTGTTTGTTCGCCTGGCAAAGGCGGTCACGCCGTCGCTTGACCGTATGCTTGAGAAGCTGGAACGGTTTACACAGGACCCCAAGAACATCCAGAAGATACAGGACGCGTTCAGGGACCTGGCGGCTGAGATAAACAAGGCTGACGAGACTCTGCGTTCTTTCTTCAAGTTTATCGAAGAGAAAGCAGCCGGCGTCAAAACGTTTGGCTCTGATGTATCGAAGGTCACAAGTGCTATCGGGACAATGGCTGGAGGGATAGCGGCATCTGTAAGGGAGAACTTTTCCGGCGGCAACATTGCTGGCACACCAGGGCGCGGCGTCTTCGAGCAAGCACTTGATGACGCCACACAACAGCTGGGCGATATACCCGATCGCATCAAGGCCACGGCCGGCGAGCTCATGGACGGGGCTCTGGAATGGGGGCGCGAACTTCGGCGAAGTGTGCAAGGTGTCATGGACGACTTGACAGGCCGTGCACCGGGAGGCGGTACAATCCGACGGTCAAGCGATGGCGGTGTCACAACGCTCGGCAACCCCGAGGCTGTGAACCAGCTGCGGCAAATTAATGACACACTGAAGCGCGGCGTCGGGTTCGGAACGAATCCCTCCGCGCTGCCACCGGGCACAATGATTATCAAGGTACAGGGATGACACAGGTCATCAAGGATGTCGTTGAAGGCACGCTGCGTCGTGATATCGATGGCTGGTCTGCGACACGTGTCTTCGTGGTGGAGTTGAGCCCCGGAGGTAATCCGGTAACCGCACAGCATCGAGCGATGACGGCATCCGGTGTGCCCTCGTTCGGTGACCCTCATCCGGCGGTCCCTAGCATCACCGTCTCGTCCATCAACGTAGCCCATGACGAACGCCTGGACCCGCTGCAGTTTGCTATCAGCGTGGATTATGGCGGCGACACGGCCGGGACTGTGCCGGGTTCCGAGAACTCAGGTATCAAGGGCATCGAGGTCAACACCTCCACTGTCACCATCGAGACGCTGCGCGACTGGAAGGGCAACATTATGTCGTTCAAGTACGTGGGGCCGGAGTTCCTGCTCCAGTTCAACTCGCTCGAGCCGCCAACGACGAGCCGCTTTGTTGAATCCATCAACGCCGAGCCAGCACAAATTGATGTGCCGACATCGGTGGTGACGGTTACCCGTTCCAGGAATCGCCCGTCGCACGTTATATCCCGCGACGTTGCTGGTACCACCAACGACTCGAAGTGGTCCGGCCTCGGTACACACAAGTGGCTGTGTATGGGTATCGACTCCAGTACGAACCAGTCCGGCGGCTACGACTGGCGATACATCTTTGCCGTGGCACCACGCATCCCAGGCATCGACACGTGGCAGTTCCGGTCCGAGACTATCCGTAATAGTTCATGGGTCCGTCAGGATGCCTCACTCGGCAACGGCATAGCCTTGTTCAACGTTTACAAGCCAGTGAACTTCCGGTCCGCATTCGGCTTCGAGCTGCCAGCATGACGACATTGACACAGAACTTAATCGCGGAGATTAGCGGCGACACAGAGCCGACCTTGCTACGCTCGCGTTATGTGAAGCAACTAGTCCGGGCGGTCAACAAGAACACGCTGGCCATCGGTCCGCCACGTAGCGCCGGCTCTCCCGTCACTGATGAGATTGTTCGGCAACAAGCTCTTGGTGAAACGGGGACGGAGACGGACGTACCGGTACCTGCCGATAACTTCTTCTCAGTTGAACGGTTTATCGAAGCGTCGAGGAAGACTTCCACGGTACGGGTCGAGAATCCGGAGGATGCCACGCAGTGGGTCGACGTGGCGCGAATCGATGAGGTGCTTCTTGTGTCCCTGGAAGGACACATCATCACGCTTGAATTCACGAACACGAGCGAGTAAGCAATGGCAGACAACTATTACACCGGCAAGGCCAAGGCGATCGTCCAGATATCGCGCGTGACGGTCAGTGCCTACGATGCGGCCACCACGTATTCGCTCACGGTCAACGGCATCAGCATCACCGCTATCGCTGCTGGCTCTGCGGCGGCTACAGCGACAGCCCTGGCGGCGGCTTGGAACGCGAGCACGCAACCGTACTTCTCGCCCGTGACGGCATCGACTGACAGCAGCCCGGCGGTGGACGTCCTGTTGACTGCGGACGAGGCCGGGTTCCCGTTCACGGTCACGTCATCGGTGAACGGTGGCTCTGGAACTATCAGCAGCGTTACCGACGACGCCGTGGCTACTGGGCCGTACCACTGGAACAACGCCGACAACTGGAGCACAGGGTCCGTGCCTGGTAACGCCGACAACATATTCATTGCGCTAACCGGTGCGCGGCTGTGTTGGGAGATTGACCGGAGCGGCGACTCACCGGCAGAACTGTGGACCAGGCTATCCCTACGCGGCGATGCCCGTGTTGGCCTGTCGTTCTCTGGTGTGGCTACCAGTGCCGACGGTGACACCGTCTCAAGCGAACAGCCCGAGTACAGATCGCAGTACCTCAAGGCTGCTATCACAACGGTAGATGCGGAGTACGACCCGACGGTAGCCGTTATCACAGGCAGCGGGCGTCTACACATCCACAACACGGCCGTAGCTGCCAGCATCACAACCATCGCCGCCTCAGCCTCGGCGGCAGCGGACACGACCCACCCGGCTGTGTGTCTGTTGTTCGACGATGCGGACGCGGACCTGTATGTCACGGACGGGCGAGGCGGTGCGGGCGTGGGTGTGGGCAACCCCGGTGAGACGGCGACCTTCGGCGACCTCGTGGTGGACGATGACACCAACGTGTCGCGCGTGTTCCTGGGCAAGGGTGTCACCCATTCCACGGTGCAGCAAAGCGGTGGCACGGTGGACTTGGATGCGGCAGCTACCATGCCGGCGATAACTATCGACAACGGGACGTGCTCCGTCCGTGGCACACAGGCCGTGACGTCGTTGACCGTGAACGGTGGGACGGTCATTTGTAACACCACCGGTACGATTAGCACGTTGACTCAAGCGGACGGGTCCGTGGTGGACTTCCACCAGTCGGGTCGTGCGCGCACGGTCACCACGTGGAACTACAACGGCGGCCAGCGCCGCATTGATGACTACGTCACCATCACCAACGACAACCGCAGCGGCCGTATCACTGAAACAATCGGCTAATGAGTACCGTCATCTACGACGAGGGGCCGTTCCGGAACTGGGTCGGCGTCAGTTTCCCTGCTGACTTTTTCGTGGGCTCGCTCCTGGCGATGGACAACGCCGGCAACATCTACACGTTTGACCTCGATACGCTCGACACCGGCCGCGGCCCGATTGCTACGGGCAAGGCAGCGGCCGGTGACATTGACGCGGTGTCTACCAGTGGCACGTTTTTCATATGCACGGCGGGCAACGATCTCACCGCGTGGGACACCGGCGCTAATCTGCTGTGGGATAAGAACATCACCGGAATCACGCGCGCGTGCGCCTACGTCGGCGAGCGGGTGTTCATTGGCACGAGCATCAACCTGAATAAGGAAACATGGATTGAGGCGCGTGATCCGAACAATGGGGACCTGCTGGACTCGCTGCAATTAGAGGATGGGGTGCCCGGTGGTGTGTTTACGGATATGCTGGGCTTGACGACGCTCGCCGGCAGTCTGTTCGCGCTGACCAGTATCGACCCGGGCGACGCGACGCGGGATATCACGCTGCATAAAATCAACCCGGCAACGCTGACGGTTCTCGATAGCCTGGCGCTCGGCAATTTTACGACCAGCGAAGAACGGCCTGACAAGCTCGCGCGTGGCCTGACCTATCTCTATGTCACGCGTCGCGACGGCACAACCTATCCCTATCATGCTGCGTACACCGCCGCGCTTGTTGCCGTTCCGTCGGCTGACTTCGACGCGGATATCGGATTCCGGGAGGGGCTCGCGGTCGACGACGACAACAACGCTTACCTGAAGAACGACTCGAACCTGAAGCAGATTGATCGCCGCAATCTATTCACTGCGGCCGTGGAGGACACCTCGGCGGCGATGGCTGGCAATCTGCAAGCGTTGACGATTGTTGACACCGGCGGCGTTGTGGCGCCGGTGATCGACGCGCTCGGTGATGATGCCGGCACCGTGTTCGTGCCCTACACGCGCACGCCGTCGCTCGACGTGGGCGATCCCGTCGTGGTGTGGTCTTTTGTTTCGGCACCGGCCGGGGCGACGATCGTCGGGAGCTCCGGCAAAGTTGACTACACCGCAGTGGTAGAGGAAACCGTGACGTTCGACATTCAGGCCACGAACAGCGAGGGGTCCGATACGGAATCATGGCAAACGACGTTCACGAATTTCTAAGCCATGCTTAATGACGAAGACTGTTCCTTTACGCCTGCCGTTGTGCCGGAGTAGCTCACACTTCTTTACACACTGGCTGTGCTGAATGTGTTAGGTATGTTCGCATGAACGACACGAACGGCAAGCGCGTGACAGACTGGCGCAGCATTGTACTGGCCCTGCTTATGGGCCTCGTGGGTGGTGGGAGCATTCCCGTCCTGGCACCGCCTATTGTGAGGCCGGACCCTTTCTTCGGAGAACAGGCGAAGGCACTGGAGATGCGCATCGAGGCACGTCGCAAGGACGCGCTAGATAGGCTGCGTCTGGAGATGCGCGTCAAGCTGCCACCGTTTGCCACACGGCGCCGCATCCTGGCTCTGGAGGAAGCTGTCCGCGTGATACAGCCAGGCTATCGCCCACCGTCAAGCCTGTGGCACGACGAGTGATGTGGCAGAAAGCAAAAGCACGACATTGTCCCGAGTGCTGGGCGTGGTCTCGGTTGCGTTAGCCCGGCTCGAGCGCGTCACAGAGCACCAGTGGCGAATCGCTCGTATCTACATGCTGCTGTCACTGGTACAGACCATCGTCACCGGAACGTTGCTGACCGTGTTACTTGTTGTGACGTAGCAATGCCTTGAGGCTGTCGAGGTGTTCCTTGGTCTCTCGCAACGATGCTTGGAGCATCTCGGCACGTGCTAGTGCTGCGTCACGTTCGGCGAGTGCCGTCGTCAGTGCCCGTTTCAGTTCCAGGATGCGAGGAGCCACGCGGGCAAGCTCAGCGTCGCGGCCTTCGTCCATTGCCCGGTTGATGTCTTCGTGTGTGTACGTCTGTTCGTTCATCAGCAACCTACTCAGGAACGGGCAGGCAATGTAGTCCGGTCCCATACTTCTTGTTAGCTCCGGGCAAGTAGATTCCAATCGATGCCTGCAGCTGGCTGAAGCAAGTCTCTATCGGTACGACAGGACCACGGATTAGGATCGGGGTGTTGGTGGGGTCCGCAAGAAGCACCACGGTGAATATCAACTGCGCGAGCATCGTTCCTTCCCTTCTTGCCCTCGGTATCGCGGGAACCCGTCCTTGTCTCGACGCTGTGCACACCGGGTGGTGAGCCTGGCGGCATGCGGCCACCCGTAGGCTAGGCAGCGGCATACCTCGAAGCGTGCTTGTGGCAGTCTTCGCTGTATGACGTCGGGCGTTGGCAGCTTGTCCAACCAGCCAGGATGTATCAGGCGCTGGCGGTCGCGGTAGCCATAGTCAACTATCATCGTCGTTGTTCTCCATGTTGTCGGCGTAGTCCACGGAAAGAACCAACTGCCCGAACATCACATCAACCTTGCACTCCGTCACGGGTACAACCCTGCTGTTGATGACAGCGACCACCGCAAGGTCCTCGCTGTATAGCGTTCTGTCGGCAAGTAGGTTCTGAATATCTGACACGTGGGTGGTCATGGTGTTGCTTCCTTTAAGTGGCCCCAGTTCGGGCCTGCGGCTTGTGTGACTCGGACGGGAACACGAAGTGGCAAACTGTTTTCCATGATGTGCACCAACTCTCGCCAGGCCGGGTCACCGGGGTCCGGGTCACTGTGGTCCGTTTCATCGTGCACCGTGAGATGCGGGAATCCGAGGTGGTCATAGAGCCCCGCTTCGTAGCACCGCAGCATGGCTAGCTTCATGAGGTCTGCCGCTGAGCCTTGTAGCCTACGGTTCAACGCCTTGTGTGTGCCTGCGCGTTCCAGGTTTGAACCGTACGCCAGGCGCGCCGCGTCCAGTGGTAACGGTGTGGCTGACACACGACTGTAGCGAGGCACGAACAATGGAAACCGGTTCACGCGCCCGAGCACGGTACGAACCTCTCCGGTGCGTGTAGCTTCCTGCATCGAACTACTCGCCAGGCGTCGTGCTGCCGGGAACCGGTCGGCGTATACACGCTGCACCGTGAGCGCGAGCCGGAAGTACAACGTCTCGTCTTCTGTGTTCGCCAACTCCGGCAGACTGTCCAGAAGCTTGGTGGCCTCCGTGGTGTTCATGAGTTCCTTGAGCATCTCCGCCAGGCGGTACGGTCCTCCGCCATACAGCGTCATGAAGTTGAACGTCTTCACGACGGCGCGAGGCAGACTGCCGCCGAGCATCGCACCGGCTACGTCATGGAAGTCCGTCGTCGGTTCTTGGTAAGCCCGGACAAGGTCGGCATCTCCGCTGTAGTGGGCAAAGAGTCGGTATTCAATTTGCGAATAGTCCAGCTTGCGCCACGTGTTGTATCCCTCGTCCGGTAAGAACAGGCCACGTATCAGCGGACCGAACTCCGGGTCTCGAGCCGGGATGTTCTGCAAGTTCGGTGTGCTGGATGAGAACCGTCCGGACACGGCGCCACTGTCGTCGGTACGTAGTGGGTGGAACTGGCAGAACAACCGTCCGTTGATGTGTGAGTCCAGCACGTAGCCTTCGACGAACGTGACGCGCATCTTTTCGACACGGCGCAGTTCATTGACCAGTCGCGCCACCGGGTGGGGTTGAGCCTTCAGCCAGGGAGCACGGAAGCTGGGCGCGCCTTTGTTCGTTCTTGGGTAAGGAATCCCGACGTCATCAAACAACCGTGCCAGTGTGTTGCCGGCGTTGTACATGTTCACATCGAAGCCAGCGTGCCGGTCAAGTTCATGCTGTAGGGCTTGGCCCTTCTCAAGCAGCCGGTCACGTACCTGCTCAGCACCGGTCACGTCCACACGCACACCACGCAAGCGCATTTGAATAAGCAACGGAATCA